CCTAAGATTAAGTTACCATTCTACGAGGGTAGACAATTTCTAAAGAAGGGTAATATTGTATTTGAATATACTGATGAGGAAATTACCGAGTTAGCTAGATGTGCCAAGGACATTGTCTATTTTGCAGAGAAGTATGCAGTAGTAATGACCGATGAGGGTATTCAACAAGTAAAGTTGAGAGATTACCAGAAGGATATGTTGAGGAATTTCCAGAATGATAGATTTAATATTGTTCTTGCTGCTCGACAAATGGGTAAAACAGTTACCGCATCTATTTTTAATGCATGGTATGTTACCTTTAATATGGATAAGAATACTTTGCTACTTGCGAATAAATCTGATTCAACAAAAGAAATTATTGATAAAGCCAAAACAGTAATCGAGAACCTACCGTTCTTTATGAAACCTGGTATTATTAAATATGATGTCATGAATGTGAGATGTGATAATGGTTGTCGACTAATAGGACAATCAACCACAGCAAAATCTGGTATTGGTTTTACAATCCATAATCTATACCTAGATGAGTTTGCCCACGTCCATCCATCGATTGCTGATTCTTTCTACGAGAATGTATATCCTACATTATCCTCATCGAAAGTCTCAAGAATAACAATTACATCTACGCCAAACGGATTTAATAAGTTCTATCAAATCTATGCTGCGGCAGATCGTAATGATAATGAATACTTAGCAACGAGAATAGATTGGTGGCAACATCCAGATAGAGACGAGGCATGGTATGAAAGAGAGCTTGCTAACCTAGGTTCGATTGAAGCCTTTAATAAACAATATGGGAATGAATTCGTTTCCTCATCCAACCTCTTATTAGACCCAGTCGATATGAAGAAGATGAGAAAGAGAATGAAGCCTTATGTCTATCATGACTTTAATGAATTCGACTATATTAGTATTGATACAAAGGGCTTCTTAGAATGGGATCCAAACTTTGATATTGATACTTGTAAAGATACTGAAAACTTTTGGTTGTTCTCAGTAGATATTGCAGAAGGTAATGGTGGTGATTCCTCCGTTATTAATATTTTTAAAGTCGCTCCGATGAATTCAGAAGAAATTAAGAACGTTATTAATCCTGGTGCGATGTACGACTTTTTTAAATTTGAACAAGTTGCTAGGTTTAAATCTAATGAACATGTCATCGAAGATTTTGCGAAAGTACTTTATACTTTAGCAGTAGACGTCTTTAACTCTGAAAACGTAAAAATGATTGTAGAGTATAATACTTATGGTACAGTTTTATTCCAGTATCTAAGAAGTATATTTCCACAAAGAAATGATTTTGACGATGAGATGATAGTAAAATTCAGACATAGACACGACGCAAAGACAATAAAACCAGGAATAAAACTAAAATCTGACAATAAAGCTATCTTTTGTCAGAACTTTGCAAAATTGTATAAGATAAATAGAATAGATTTAACTGATGAAGTTACAGTGACTGAGGCATCCTTATTTGGTACTTTACCAAACGGTAGTTATGGCGCTCAAATGGGGAACGATGATGTTATTATGACATGTATTACTGCGACTGAATTTTTTAATACAACGGATTATGCAGATTTCATTGAGGAGATCTTAGATTTCATAGATCCTGCGGTTCACGACGAGATGGAAAGCATCTTATTTAAAGACAGTGACCAGCAAGGAGATTTACAATATGATATTTATGACCTACTTAAATAAATTTGCAAAAAGACAAGGATATATAATAAAAGAATTAAAAAATAACAACTAAAAGATTATGGCATTAAGTCCTCAATTACTACAGTTCAAAAGCTCAGGCGTATATCGCTTAGAGTTTGACAAATCACAAACCGTGAACATCCCAGCTGAGACTATTAGATTGGTTGTAGGTAGATCTAACAAAGGTCCTTACAATACTCCAGTATTAGTAGAAGATGTTGAACAATTTAAACAAGTTTTCGGTGGTATTGATAAGTCACTAGAAAAGAAAAACATGTTCTTCCACAGATCAGCTATTGAAGCTTTATCTAGAGGACCAATTTTAGCATTAAACTTAACTGCTGATGATGACGCTGATAAAGTATCAGTATTCTCTCCAGCAACTAACTCTTCTGCGGAAGGTTTATCTGCTAACACTATTCAAGCATCTGATGTATTAGCTAAGAAATTTAGCGATGTATTTGATATTGATAAGTTTTGGAATCCTTCTGATGAAAAGTTATTAACTGCTGTTTCAGAAGATACTAACCACGGAATCACTTTCGTAAACATTAAACAAGATCCTATTACAATTATCGTCAGACAAGCTGCTGATACTAGAGGTTTTGAATTAACTGCAAGAGAGTGGTATGGTGAAACTAACATTCCAGAAGGAGTTGAAGCTGATGAATACGTATCAGACTACTTAGTAGATGTATTTGTATTTAAAGGTAAATTTGACGCTACTGAATTAAACAATGATCCTAACTACGGAGACTATTTTGATCAAGATGGTTTATTAAAATCACAATTTGCTAAATTCGCTGGATTAAGAGAAGTAACTCTTTTAGCACAATATAATGGATTATCTTTAATCCCTGAATTTATTGATGCTGAAGGTAATCAAATGTACATCGAAACTCTAATTAATATGGAGGCTAGAAGAACAGGTTTATTCTGTGCTGTACAAGAAGATGCACTTCCACAAATCGATTTAATCGGTAATAACTTTGACATCTACCAAGATTATGAAGTATTATCACATAAAGTAAATCAAGAAAAAACTAGCAACAATATAGATTTAACCCAATTCGGTGCTATAGTTTCTGTTGATGGTGCAGTATTAACTATTAAAGATGGAACAGCTACTGCAGCTGCACTTAGCCCAGAACTTACTGATGCTAAATATTTAAAAGCACTAGTTGATAAAGAATTTGTTAAAATCGATAAGATAGAAGATATAGGTGGTGATGTAGTTATTACTGCTTTAGGTAATATCTCTAAATCTTATGAAAAATTCGAAACTGGAGTTTCTGCAACATGGCAAAACCCAGTATCTATCATAGTTGATGGTGATGGTAACTTAGTAATTTCAGCTGGACCATTTGATTATGGTGATTTACAAACAGGTGGAGACGCATTCTTACTATCTGAAAATGCAGGTGAATATGTAGCAATCAATAACATTGAAGTTGATAACGTAACTGGTGTTGTAACTATATCTCCAGTTGGAAATATTGGATTTAGTACAGACTACGCAAATGCACAAGCAGTTGAATTAGGTGTCTACATAACTAAAATCAATACTAGTTTTGATGTTTGGACATTATCTCCAAACCATAGAGCAGAAATGTTCCCTACACTAAGTGCTGGTTGGAACTGGGATGACAATGGCGCAGGTAGCTTTACTTATTCTTACAATGGTGTTGGTGTATTAAACGCTGATATTAAAGTAGGAATGTATATACCAGGTGATGGTGGTAAACTATCTAGAGTTAAGAAAATCGTTAAAACATTTGTAGATGATGTAACTTATTATAGATTTGAAACTCACAGAGTAGTTTCTTTAAGACCAGCTTACGCACTTAAGAGATACGAAGACGCTTCTGGATTCTATAAGACATTCCCATTAGAAGGTGGAACACAAACTGCAAAAACAATTGCAGAATTACTAGCAGCAATTAAGCCAGGTACTGGTTTAGGTAACGCTTTAGTAGATAAAGACAACATTACATTTAGATATGTAGTTGATACATTTGGTTCTTTAGAGAACGGATCAATCTTAAATAAGGAAGAATTATCATTCTTATGTAAAGAAAGACAAAATGCAGCAGCAATTCTTAACGCACCAATGGTGAAAGAACTTAAAGCAGCAACTAACCCAACGTTTAAAGACTCATTTGCTCCTTACGGATTTAATGTACGTCACGTTGCAACAGGAGGTAACTTAGATACTAATCCAACATCTCTTTACACATTACCATCGATCAACGAAGGTGCATCTTACGCATTCTACTACGGTCCTGGTCTTAATGTAATTGAGAATGGAAGAACTAAAGTAATTCCACCAGCAGCTTACGTATCAAACAACTATATTGACAAATATTTAGATGCATTACCATGGTCAATCATCGCAGGTCCAAGAAGAGGAGTTGTAGGTGGTACTGGAGTACAATCTTTAGAGTTCTCATTTGATAAGAATGATAGAGATATTCTTGAGCCATTTGGTTACAACCCAATCGTATTCGAAAGAGGCGTAGGTTTAACTATTAAAGGTAACAAGACTGCACAACAAGGAGTTCAATCAGCATTATCTTCAGCTCACGTAAGAGAAGTATTAATTTACATTGAAGACGGTCTTGCAGAAATCCTTAAGAACTACCTATTTGAATTCAATAGCGCTCAAACTAGATTAGAGATCAAAACTCTAGCTGATAACTTTATGGAATCAGTGAAGAAAGATGGTGGTGTATACGACTATAAGAATATCATGGATGGCTCAAACAACACGTCTGAGGTTATCGATAACAACATGGGAATCTTAGATACGTTCGTAGAACCAGTTAAAGGTCTTGAAATCTTAGTATCGAGAGTAACAGTATTAAATACAGGTGAAATCGCAACGGGTAACTTTGCATAAGAAAACAACGATATATAAATAAAATAAGAAATTAAAGATATGGCTTTACCACATTATTCAGAGGACCAAACTAGCAAGAAGGGAAGAAACTTCGAGCCCGTTCAAGCTAACCTATTCGAGGTAACAATTTTACCACCGGATGGAGTTGCTGGACAAGAGTTCCTTTTACAACACGTTAATTCAATCAGTGGATTAGATACTATGGCTCCTGCAGTAGATGCAATCGGACAAAAATATAAGTTTTCCGATAGATCTTACGCTGGTATGCCTGGTGCAACTGCAATTGATATTACAGTTAGCTTCTCGCTTAACTTAAATGATTCTAACCAAGCTTACTTGTATAAAACATTAAGACAATGGTATAGAGCTCAATATAATCCAGAAACTGGAGAAATGGGTCTTAAAAAGAATTATGTTGGTACAATAGTTGTTGTACAATTTAACAGAGAAGGTGATATTTACAGAAAAATTACTTTAGATGATTGTTTCATCACTTCAGGTGTAAACCTTGTTGGTGAACTTAACTACGAGTCAGCTGACGCAGTAGCATTAGAAGTAGGTTGGAAGTGTGATACTTTTTCAGAAGAGTTGAACTAATTTAATAAATTAAGTATAAAGAACGTGTCTAAACAACACGTTCTTTTTTTAACTTTAAAAAACATAATATAATATTCAGTTAATAAGAGATTATGAGCGATAAACTAACAAAAAAATTACAAGTACTACTTACCGAAGAGGAAGTCAGGGAAGTAAACAGGATTATTCTGAACGACGCTTTGGATAATGAGACTCGTCCCATATCCGTTAGCGGGTTCATAAGAAATCTAATTAAATCAGAATTAAGTAACAGAAGCGTAGAGCAAAGATCCTACATTAAACAAAATCTTAAAAACCTAAAAAGTAAATAAAATGAGCAAAGACAAAAACAAAATGAGCGCCGAAGAAGCTAAAATGGCAAGAGCTTTAGAAGCCAAAGACGGTATTAATAGACCAACTGCCGAGTCGAATACTCCTGCAGCAAACGACATGGAAGCAGCAGTAGATTCTGCAGGTTTAGGTAGAGTTAATATGGCAAATTTTACACCAGATAAAGCACAATCTTCTGATAGTGCATTAGGATGGCATGTATTAGATCAGATTACTTTACCATCAATGGGTAAATTTTATCCTGCTGATAGCGTAATTAAAATCAGATCTGCAAGAGCAGCTGAAATTAGACACTTTTCTACAATGGATGAGAACAACTACATTGATATGGAAGAGAAGTTAAATTCAATTGTTGAATCATGTGCACAGATGACTGCTGGTAATAAAAGACTATCTTACAAAGATATTTTAGAAGAGGATAGAATTGTTCTATTACTTTCCATTAGAGATCTTACTTTTCCGGAACCAGAAAATAAGTTAATGTTATCTGGTAAAACTGAAAAGACTAAAAAGCAACAAGAGGTTGAGTTATCAGTTAAAAACTTAGTACCATCTATTATCGATGAGGAAATAGAAAGGTATTATGATGACAAACAGAGAACGTATGTTATTAAAACTCGTTCTGCTGGTGAAATCATCATGGCACCACCAACAATTGGTGTTATGCAAGAGGTTACTCAATACTTAAAAGATCGTAATGAAAAAGAACTAGAATTTGATAAAGCATTTATTCAAGTATTGCCTTATATCCAGAGTGACTGGAGAGTTCTAAGCCTAACAAAGATATTTCAATTAGAAGTAGATTACAAGGCATGGGATCAAAAAAAGTTTATGATTGTATATAGACTTGCTGAAAGAATGAGAATTGGTGTTCAAGCAACATTAGAAACTACCGGAGACAATGGAGAATTGGTGAAAGCCCCTCTTGAGTTCCCAGGTGGCATCAAAAGTCTTTTCATTATTTCAGATCTCGCTGGAGAATTACTTTAAGACAAAGTTCTACCTGGGTATACATCTTAGGATGCAGCCTTCAGAGATCGAAAACATGTATTACTACGAATATTGGTATTATGTCAAGAATCTGTCGGAGTACATCAAGAATAAGAATAAGCAACAATCGGATCAACAAGAACAGGCCAACGATCAACAGAGCGCAATGAGCTCTAAGTATAAAACGCCTTCGATGCCCAAGATCCCATCTATGAAGACGCCATCGTTTAAGATGCCGAAAATGTAGAGATATATAATAAGAGTGAGGGGTATGTTTTCCTAAGCATACCCCTTTTCTATAAAAATAATAAGCAGCTACATGCCTAAAAAGAATTTTTTATCATCCGCGTTTGATAAGCTTAGTGATAAACAAGGAGGTATTCTAGAGGAAATTAGTGCAAATACACTTGTTGTCGCAGAAACCTTTGAAGAAGGTGGAGAGATATTTGATAGAATAGACAGAATGGTTGAGGCCATTGAAACTATTGTTGAAAGTACTAAAAGCGGTAGCGGTGGACTTCAAGAAGCTATTGTATTAAATTTAGTAGCACCAACACTTAAACCTATTGGTTTAGGTATGGGCTTTATTATTGATGCGTTAAACCAGGCCGAGAGTGCTGAAGATTTAACGTCAAAATTCGGTGCACTTAATGCCGGATTAGTAGTATTAGGAGATATAGGTAAATCTATATTAATGTTTGCAGCAACGATGGTAATAGGAATACCAATCTTAATGATCGCTGCAGTTACCGCCCCAGTCTGGGTTGGTGGTATATTTGTTATTATACAGGGTATTAAAATGGCAACTCAAGGCCTAAAAGAAGGCGAGTTGGATAAATTAGTAATACTCCATGCCATTGGTATATCAATTATGAGATTTGGACTAATGATGGCAGCAATGGTATTGATAGCACCCGTTGCAATTATAGGTATGTTATTTACAGTACCTCTGATTTTAGGTGTTGTTGCAATGGCTAAGTATATAGAAGAACATTTAGGTAAAGATGCTATAGAGAACTTTAGAAATTTTAATGAAGCGATGGTGATGTTAGGCCTAGGTTTATTAGCTATAGGACTTTCTTTAGCATTTATGGGCGTTTTCTACACACAGGTCTTTACGGGACTTGCAGTTGCAGCAGGAATTATTTTAGGGCTAGGCTTTTTATTTATGATATGGGATAAAGGATTTGGAATATCTCAGAAAAAAGCAGAGGGTTATGCAAAGGCATTAGCATTCTTAGGTCTTGGTTTAATTGGTATTGCATTAGGCTTAATGTTAATGAACGCATTTGCTGTACCAATTATGAAAGGTTTAATGGTAGCAGCACTAGTATTAGTGGTAATAGGTGGTGTATTCTGGCTCTTCCAAAAAATGGGAATTAATAAAACCATTAAGAAAACATCAGCGGGCTTAATCTTAGCTGCAGGCGCAATCTTAGCTCTTTCTGTAGCATTAGCTATTGCTAATTTAATAATGCCTGGATTTTTAGATACATTGGGTATATTAATGGTAATTGGAGCTGTAGGATTAACTATGTACATTATAGGAAATCAAATAGCTCAAATCGTAAAAGGTGCGCTTGGATTAATTATTATGGGTCTAGGTCTATTTGCATTATCAGTTGGTATTGGATTTATGAGATTGGCACTTCCAGATCCTATAGAGGGCATGGGCATGTTATTATTCATAGGTGGTTTAGCCTTAGTATTTGGAATAGCAGGTATGGCCTTTGCTAATATAGCTTTAGGTGGGCTTGCAATGATAATTGCAGGAGTTGCATTAATAGTCTTAGGAATTGGTGTAATAGCAATGATGTCGTCATTACCTACAGTTGAAGAGGGTATTGGTATGTTATTATTAATAGGTGGTTTAGGCCTAGTATTTGGAGTTGCTGGTGCAGCAGCTGCATTTATAGCATTAGGTGCAGCCTCTATGATGGTCGCAGGTGTGGCATTAATTATTATAGGAGCAGGTGTGGCTATATTGTCAGCGGCTACTAAAGATGTAACAATGGATCAGGTTCTTGTAATGGGAGCAATTATAGCAGGTGTTGGAGTTGCTATGGCAGCAGCTGGTTTAGCATCACCTTTAATCTTATTAGGTTCTGTTGCAATGACAGCAGCTGGAGTTGCAGTATTAGCAATCTCTGCTGGAATCGGAGCTCTAGCATTACTTAACTTTGCTAAATTAGGTACTATTTCTGAAAAAGGTAATAAGGCATTTAACTGGTCTGGTGAAAAAGGATTCTTCGGTGGTAAGAAAACTAACTTTGAAACAGCAATGGATGCCATCGCAGATGGTATGTCATTAGGACCATTGGCAATTCTAGGTATTATGGCAGGTGCGCCAACCTTGATTTTAGCAGGAGCTGCATTAACAGGTATTGCATTAGGACTTAGAGTATTTACAGCAGTTATAGGAGATGTTGATTTACCTAAATTAAGTGATAATGTAAAAATGATCGTGGCAGGTCTAGCAGATACATTTGCCGATGTTGGTAGAAAATACCCAGGAGGTGGCGGTGGAATTCTAGCTGCTTTAACTGGAAGCGGTGGTGATAAATCAGTCGTAGCACAAGGTATTTCTGCAGTTGGTGGAATGGGTAAAGCACTTACTGGTATTGCAAAGGGTGTTCAAGCCATGGCAATGCTTAAATTCCCAACAGGATTTGATAAAGACGGTAATCCAACAGGATTTGAAACTATAGATCTAACAAGCGCAGTACCAAACTTAATTGCCAATACTAAATTAATAGTAACAGGTTTAAGTTCTGCATTTGCAGAAGTTGGAGAATCTAGTGCTGCTCAAGGTAGTTCATGGTTTAGTTCTTCTGCTTATGAAAAAGGTATTGATGTTGTTAGACAGATGGGTACTCCGCTATTTAATTTAGCAAAAGGTGTACAGTCTATGGCAATGCTTAAATTCCCAACTGGATTTGATAAGGACGGTAACGCAACAGGATATAAATCAATTGGAGACGTAGATACTTTAGTTGCTAAACTTGCTAAGAATACAAAAGCACTTATTATAGGTTTAGCTGGAGTATTTGAAGAAGTTGGAGCATCTGGTGTCGGCAGCGGAGGAGGATGGTTCTCTTCATCTAATTTTGAAAAGGGTGCTGAAATAGCATTACAACTAGCAGATCCTTATTCTTCATTAGCAGATGCAGTAGAATCTGTAGCTAAACTTACAGAAGGTATCACAGACCCTGTATTACTTAGAGAGAAAGTTACGTCTTTAGTAGAAACTATTACAGTAATAGGTGGTTTCTGGACAGAATCATTTTTTAATGGTGTTAATGCTGCACGTAATGTTAAAGAACCTTATAGTATTTTAGCAGCAACAACTACAGATGTTACTACAATTACAAGTGCAATTTCAGACGGAGCAGAAGTTAGAGAAAAGGTATCAGCTATGATAGAGTCTATTGTTGGAACTAATGATGATGGCATAGATATGGGTGCTAAAACTAAATTAATCCATGCAATTGGATGGACTTATGGAAAATTAGGAGTTGCAATACCTTTAATAGTTACTGCAATTACTCAATTCACTGTTGAAAAAGGTAAAGCGTTTGCATCAATTTTTGGTGGTGAGACTCCAGCCGAAATGTATGAAGCAAAGAATAAAATGCTTAGAACATTAGCAATGTCTTATATGAGAATGGCGGTTGCTATTCCAATGATTGTAGCATCAGTTAATACTGTATCTGCAGAACCAATGAATGAGTTTACTAAACTCTATGGTGGTGTAACTAACGATGTTGAAATTTTAGCAGCTAAAAGTACTTTATTTGAAGCAGTCGGTACATCTTATCAGAAAATAGGTAGTGCAGCCCCTCAAATTGCTAGTGCTGTAAATGGTACTAGTCTAGAACAAATGCAAGGATGGACTGGCATGTTTATCGGTGATGTTGGATTCTTAAGACCTATTGCAGGTTACAACGCACAAACAGAACTTTGGAGTACAATCGGAAACTCTCTTACAATGGGAGCCACTGCATTCCCTCAGATCTCAGCCGGTATAAACGCAGTAGACTATAATAAATTAGTAGAGTCTAGAAGAATGTTTGAAGCATTAGGAGTTCTTGCTGAAGGCGGCGAACCTGCAGATATACTTGCAGCGATGGGAGAGTCTTTAGAAATTGCAATGCAACGTTTAGCAGATATTCTAATGGAATTCCAGGACTCAGTCGGAGATGCTCAAGCAGGTCAAGAAGGTCTGTTAGAGAAAATGATGAGCATACCAGGTCAATTAGTTGGAGGTGTAGTTGATGGATTTACTGGCGGCGGTGGCAGCAACTCAGATGATATTAATAGATTAATTAGAGTTTTAACTTCGAAAGGTGTTAAAATTAATAACTTACCAGATGAATTCACACGCTAGGTAATAAACTATTTGTAAAACTCACGTATAAGTACTAAACAGATTAATTTATGATAACCAGTACAACATCACATTACACGAGTTCAACTATTAATTCAGCAACTTACAATTTTACAGATAAGACATTGACTGTTGTTTTTAAATGGGCAACTTATGTCTATGAAGCAGTAGATCTAGATACATGGAATAAATTTAACTCAGCAGATTCTCAAGGCAAAGCACTTAACGATTATATTAAGGGTGAATTTGAATACGCTAAGTATGAAGAAAGGGTTATTAAAGCTGAACTTAGCGGGTTAGTTAAAAACATTACAGCTCCTGGTAGTCTATTAAATGAACTACCTCCCTCAGACTATCAAATGGGCAATTAATAATTTTATTATGACAAAAGCAAGCATTGTACAAAGACTATTAGACGAAAAGCAAATTACTGCAGAAGAGGCAGTGGTTTTATTACAGGGTGAAGTTGTAAATATTCCAATGTATACTCCTAACCCGTATTATGATGCTCCTAATACAACACCCCCACCAGTATGGTGTTCTACAGATACTTTCAATACTCCAGCAACAGGAGATAGTTGGGAATACCGTGACACTAAGTTTACTCCACCTAAAGATTAATTACTAATTAACATTCTAATGAAAAAGTCTAAACGCCCAGAGGCGGCTTATGACTCCGACGAAAGTCGTAAAAAAGCACTGCAGTTCAAGAAGCGTAAACAACGCAATAAGGAACCTAAACTTAATTTTAAGAATATTAAATCTATTAACGACTTAGAAGACTATGAAGATGAATATAATTTCTGATAAACCACTAATATTAGATTATTCACATTTAAGTGAAATAGGATTTTACCACATGCATGTCTCGGCCATTTTAAAGGACCGTAATGACATGTCAAAAGGAGTTAACGGATTATGCAGGGCTGGCGCGTTTGGCCGACTGGCACACATCCTTCAGCTAGCTGGAGCTCCTGAACCTATTATTCTTAATGTTATTAATGATCCAGAAGCAGAATTGGCCTATGAGCTTGCATAAACCACAATATCCTGTGTTAATATTCTGGGAAGAATCCTGGAATTATACCCGAGAAGGTATAAAAGATGACGATAGTGAAACAATTATACCCGAAAAGGTATAACTATTAAATCACACTATTATGCCAGAGTTAGCAGAACTCAAGTTCACATCAGATTACGTCAATCAAGTATCAGAAGGAGCTACTTATGTTAGAGTAGAAAAGAATCCTGTACATAAATGCGATGATTTAGATATTCCATTTGAATCATTTAAAATTAAGGCTAAATCAAAAGGTAAAGAAATGGTGCTTTACTTTTTAGATGAAAATTCAGATAAATTTATTCCTGTTAGAATTACAATGGGAATGTCAGGTCACTTTAAGCTAACTAATACTGGAGACGAAGTAAAACATTCTCACCTTAAATTTTATCGTAAAGACGGAACTACATTATCATTTGTAGATGTTAGGCGTTTTGGTAAATGGAAACAAGGTTTAGTATGGTCTGATAATAGAGGTCCAGATCCAACTACAGAATACAAAGCATTTTGGGATAATGTTATGACCAACTTAACTAAACTTAAGAAGCCACTTTATGAAATGTTAATGGATCAAAAATATTTCAATGGTATTGGCAATTACTTAAGAGCTGAAATTATTTTTAGAGCCGGAGATGTAGATCCATTCTTACCAGCTGGCATGCAATTCGCAAGATACCCTAAGCTCTTAGATCTATGCCGTGATATTCCACTTCTAGCGTATGCTAAAGG